CTTCATGGAAAAGCAATCTTTGATAATTGCACTGCTAAGATGGAAGACATCTTTAGTAATGCGCCTTATTCAAGAGTTAAGGACTTTTTCATTCCTCAACATCGCTTTGATTATGAGACAACATTGCTTTGGGTGCTGGAACTAGATGAAGATAGGAAATCATAAATTATTAATTTGTTAGTTAAATGATGTCCCAATTATTAAATTTATTAACCTTAAGAACGGAAACTCAATTATCCCGATATTGACTTCAGCACCAAATATGGAAAGCTGGTGACTGCCTACGAATAAGATCTGGGAACACCATAAGTGAATACTATTGTAAGAGTGCTAGAGAAGTGTGAACGGTAAATATCGAATTGCCCGGAAGTTCTTTTGTCCCTGTTTCTGTAAATAAACCTTCCTGTACATGGCCTCAGGGCAGAAACATATTAGTTATTAGATTGCAGCTCTGAATAATTTTTTATTTAATGTTTGTGAATTAATAGTTTATTTTTGAATATTTTGATCTATATTATTTTAACCTTATTTTAAACCAATATGAATTCAGTTATTTTTAAAGAAGGGCAAGGTAAGAGCTGCCAATTTGTTGAATTATTTAGCTATGAAGTTCAATCGAGCTTTGGAGCTACTAATTCATCAGTGCATGCGGCGAACAGCATGCACAAAATGGTTGCTGGAGGAGGATCTTCAGCAATCCGAGCCTTGGATGATGGAATATCAGGAGATGCTGATATTGGGAACTTCCTTAGTCGAAAAGTGCGTATTGCTCAACAGACTTGGGCTCCTGGTGCTAGTTTTACTGCTATTCTAAATCCTTGGGAATTATTTCTAAATAATGCCGCTGTTCAAAACAAATTAGCAAATTATTATTTGTTAAAAGGCGATTTAGAAATCACCATTCTTGTGAATGGTACACCTTTTCATGCTGGTATGTTGTTAGCAAGTTACTCGTATCTTAGTGTTAATACAGCCATTATTACTGTTGGTGGAGACACTCAATCTGTAACCAGGTCTCAAAGACCTCATTGTTGGATTAATGTTTCAACAGAGAAGAGTGGATGCATTTGCGTTCCATTCTTTGCTCCAACACCATATTTGAGTTTGGGAGATGCAACCACTTCAGCAGCAGATTTGGGAACATTGAACATTGATTCTTTGCGTCCATTACTACAAATCAATGCTGGTACAGATGTAGTTTCCGTGTCTGTTTTTGCTCGTCTAGTTAATGTCAAATTAACTGCACCAACTCAGAGAGTTGTTACTATTAGTGGAACATCTGATTTGGATGTAGAGTCTTTATTTCAATATGAAGTGCAGTCTGACACGAGCAAAAACCCG